AATTCCATATCAAAAACGATTATCAAGACCTATCAGAAATATTTACACATATAGTTTCTCGTTGAATCCAGTAAATGTGGAACCATCGGGAAACTTGGACTTTAGTCAGATTCAATCAGAAAAGACCAGCATTGAAGTTAAATTAGACACCAACTCTGGAATAGACATTTCTACAGAAACCTTTTCTTTGAACATGTACTATACCGGATATCAAACTTTTGTGTTTGACAGGGGCTTCATGTCAATTGCTTACTAAAGAGTTTTTCCTTGTTCTCGGCAATGTAGTCAATAATATTATTCTTAATACACCATTTGATGAAATTCAATTGTGCCAAAGTTGTTTGGATTTCATGAGATGTACCCGGAATCGTGTAGGGAAACTTTTGAGACCGACAAAATGGATCAAAGAGTTGCTTACTGTATCCATTGAGGCTTGACTTGTAAGCACAATGGACAGTGAATAACTTCCCGTCACCTGTTTGATACGAGGTGTGATTCTTCTTTGCGTAGTTTGTGATAAACCACTCCAAATTGCGGAGAGAAATGCCACTCGTTTTGTCCAATATCGTCAGAAGTGTAGATTTATTCTTCTCATTGTCGTAAAAATTGTTGATAGATGTTAGTAGAATATCGTTTTTGCTCATTACCATACTAGACCCCCAAATCTATAAGCTCTTTTGAAACCTCACACCCCGGACACCCCCTCACAAACATATGCTCTGGTCCATGATTGTGTAGACTTGAACTTGACAATGTGCGATGACATACCCTTTTACCTTGGGATCTATGTTTACCACAATAGCCATTGTGAATTGCCTTGAAAGTACACCGACTACCAGTTGATTTTGTTCCTTTACAAGTTGTACTCACAAATGAAGTGGGGATATCCTTCAATAAAAGTTCCAGAGGTATCGCATGCTTCTTTGAAATCGTTAAAGCATACTCGTTGATGATTAAGTTGACCCTCTCCTCCAACTCCTCATCAACTATCTGCGTGATCTTCTCGTGAAGATTCATTCTTACTCTGTGTTAGCTCGTATTTTTTAAATAGATCTTCAACCGAACCTTGTCTCGCCTCCTTAAGGCGGGCTCGGAGTACCGCCAAAGTACCCGTTTCATCCAAACTTAGGCGTTTACATTCCGCAATGAGATCATCCTTCTTCATAGTACTGAGAGCTGGTTCCCTCTTTGGTTTCGGTGGTTTGTGTTGATTAATGATTTCACCAAAGATTTCATCCTTGACATTCTCAAACAGTGGATCCAAAAGGTCACACACAGGGTTGAGGAACTTATTGAGGAAATAATAGTGATAATCAACAGGTACGCCATGCTCCTCTACATATTTTGGATCTTCGGCTTTTTCGTACGCTTTGGCTTTGGAATCTTGGGTCTTTGTGAGCAGGTATGGCACACGATCCCCAGACTGTGGTTCAGAACCGGGCTTTCTTTGACGCATCTTCGTGACAACTTGTACATGCGATTGATTAATATTGACACTTTCTTTGCTCGTGACAGACACATTCTTACCACCAACCTTATAGGTATCCGAGAGACCTTGGCTCAATATAAGCTTATGATTGGGGACATCACCCGAAAGAAGTTCAATCGCCCTCTCTTTGGCCAACTCCTTTGGTGGACCGGGGTCACTTGATGTGAGAACAACATCTAAGAGTTCCTTACAGACCTCTCGCACATGGGGTGTGTTGTCCCGTCGCACAACTTGGAGGCCCTTGATGTCAATATAGTCCATGTGCATCTTACCATCCTTACCTTGTGTCCACAACTTTGCGGCATACCTCTTCTTTGAATACAAAAAGTATGGCCAATAGACCTTTTCCAATTCCAAATTATTGGGCTTCTTGAAGAGAGCTGAACACTCTTCAGCGGCTCTTTCTCCCACTTCCCAGCTGTAGGCAATCGCATCCTCGCCTTTACGATCTCCGACATCAAACTCAACCATCACTGAGTCAGTATCCCCGTACCTTACCTTTGCCCCGGGGAAGTTCTTCTCAACATAATTCTTTGTTTCTTCAATCATTGCACGCCCCTTACATGTTGTTGTAGATGCAATAGGGACACAAGGAAGAATACCCTTGCCTGCTCCAGTGAACCCATATACGGAGTTCATTGAAATTTTATAAGCCAACTGCTTACCATTGTAGACCTCCTTCATAAAACCTGTAGCCGCCGCCATGTCCCGCTTGGCTTGCTTACGAAACTGTTTCAATTCAAGAAGAATCGCAGGTAAAAGACTTGGTACATCTTGGGCAAACTTATAAGTTCGGTCACCAACCTTGAAAGTTTCATAGGTGATTCCCGGGACCGCGCCATACTTCTTCTCGTCCATGACATATGACGAATAGCATAGATTGTGTGCCATCATAATTGATGGATACAGTGCTTCAAAATCAAGAGCAGTAATTGGAGTATAGTATGCACCCTTTTGTGCTTCAAGAACCGTAGCTCCCTCGTAGGGTTCTTCGGGGATTGCTCCATACCGAATTGTCGGAACCATGAAACCCAATTCCCTCGCCTTCTTTGTCAGTTGAGAAAATACCTTGATTTGTTGCCCACGCTCTACAAGAAAGTTTGCTGGAACCCAAGTTGCCTTGGCCATCTCCACCATATTTAGGAGAGTACACAACTTCTTCATCAGGCGATGTGGAAGAAGTGTATCCTTGATACAATACTCAGCAACTTCCCTCAATTTTACGGGATCTCCCTCATTGTAACGAGCAAACATCTCCTTTGGCGCCATATCAATTTTTTGATCTCCCAGGTACAATTTAGATACACTATCCAATTTATAGCTATCCAATTTGTATCCCTTCTTGACTTCGTGGAACATATCAAAGATGAAGCGACCAGACATTGGGAGTAACTTCAGGAGGTTGTCTCCAAGGGCACTTGATGAGAGCTTCTTAATGACAAGTTCCGACTCCGTGTCCCTCAACTTACCCAAGTTGAAGAATTCATAGTGACACCGATTGACTTGTGCACGCTTGTATATGTATTCCATATCAAAACCAAAAATGTTCCACCCGGTAATGATATCCACATCACTTTTGTGAAGATACTTTTGAAATGCCTCCAACATTTCTCTTTCGGTGTCGTAGCTCAGAATATTGGAACCTTCCAGATTGGGATCCGTCTTCTTGTAGCAAAGACATGTCTTATCGTATGGTTCGTCGGAGCCAAACTTACACAGGGAGATTGCGATTTGAAAGCAGGCGTCCCCGGGAACATTTGCATCAGGAAACTTACCCGTAGAACTATTACATTCAATATCCACAGATGCCACGACAAATGGAGCGATGTCATCCCTCACCACAGGCTTGAGGGTTGTCCAGTCATTACAGAAAAGATCCAAATCAACGCGAGCGAGATGCGAACGAATACACTTGTCCCCCGTGTCTAACCATCCAGTGGATTGGATTCCTGTGCGGTGCATCAGGCGCAGCACTGGATCAAGGTTTGATTCATAAACTTTTACATTCCTGACCCCAAAAATATCAAAAAGTTCGGGTGTCCTATCAAGGGGTTTTCTCAGGAATGAATCCACGAGACGGCGAGCCTGAAGGTGTTTGAAGTTCACTTTCATGTATGCAAACTCTTCATTGTTTTGAAATCCCCAGACATCCTTAGACTTCATGACAGAGTAGGCTACCAGGGAATCTTTACACTTTTCATCAAGGATATTGTAAATTCTCTGAATTTTTGGGGCAGTAATATTCTCGGGAAGTTTGATAAAAAAATACGGAGTAAACGCAGTTGTAAGACAGACAGACTTCCCCTCCTCGGTCTTACCAAAGATACTGATCAAATGCTCATCATCTGTATCTCTGGATTCCCAAGTGAGTGCTTGGAAGACTACCATAATTCTCGTTGTGTAGTCATCGGCCGAAAATTTTAATATACTTTATTAGTAAAAATGTCAGCCGCTTTGATTGACCTTGTATCTAAAGGTGCCCAGGATGCGTACATTACTGGTCAACCACAGGTCAGTTTTTTCCGTCAGAACTACAAGCGACACACAAATTTTGCGATGCGTCCAGAACGCGTGGATTACATCGGCACTTTCGGTGCCTCTAATGAAATTGTCGTCCCACTCCGCTCCAAAGGTGACCTTTTGAGCTATGTGTGGATTGAAGCTGAAGGTATTGCTTTGCCAGGTGGTAACAACGCTATGTTTGACACTTCCGCGTCCCAGCCAACCACTTTCCAACTCTGGATTGGTGGACAAAAGGTGTGTGAACTTGACTCCCTCTTCGTTCAGGGTATTCACAATGTGTTGTACAACGACAACTCTGCCAAGGCTACCATGAGACACACCATTGAAACTGCCCAAAACAACTCAAATGGTGACCACTATGTGATCCCATTCTTCTTCGGCGAAGACTGGACCAAGAGCCTTCCATTGGTGGCTCTCCAATACCATGAAGTGGAATTGCGTATTAAGATCCAAGATCAATACGCCGCGGCGGGTACTCCAAAAATCTACGCCAACTACATCTACTTGGACACAGATGAACGCAAGTTCTTCACAGACAACGAACATGAGTTGTTGATTAACCAAGTTCAATATCAACCAGGTACACAAGCCGATACCGAGTTTGATCTTACCTACTTTAACCATCCAGTGAAGGCACTTCACTTGGTTGCGGGTAACATTAACAATGCGGATTGGGAAACCAATTACACTTTTGGTACCGGCTCGTTGTACATCAACGGCACCGCTCTCTTTGAGAACATGTCTAATGTCTACCACCACGATGTTGTTCCAGAAATGCACTGCTCCGCCCTTGGTGTTGACAGTCTTGTTCAAGACAGTGTGTACACCTGGCCATTCTGCCTCAACTTGGACAAGTCGCAACCAAGTGGGTCCCTTAACTTTTCCCGTATTGACAACGCCAAGTTGTTGCTTAATGGTGTGACTACCGCTGATTCATCAAAACCAGCTCGCGTCTATGCGGTCAACTATAATGTTCTTCGTGTGAAGAATGGTATGGCTGGTGTTGCGTTTGGTAATTAAAAGCCCGAACGATTTATAATCAAGAAACATATTATCCATTCTTCTTCAGATGAACTTACACATGTGATGAGGAAAATTGAAAAATACACACACAGGTATGACCGCCTCATCGCCGAGAAGAAAACTGCGGCTGTGATATGTCTATGTATTTTGATCCCCCTTGTTCACTTCTATCGGTGGTGCCTCGAGTATCTCCACTTGGTACACGTTGTTATTGGATGGGTAAATCGCAGCCAAACGACACGTATTCACTGTCATGACTGGAACTTTTCGTTCAACAATGATGACTGGTGGGCATACTAAAACTAACGACATATATATGATTGTTATTTAAAAATATCAATGATATATAAGCATAGATGGAACTCACCCCTATTAAACTTATTAAGAATAGGGATGTTCGCAATCGCCTTTTGAAGGTAAAAGGTGAGTCTGCTGAGATTGATGCATCTGATTACATTGAGAGTAAAATGAATACAAGTCTTGCCGCGAGACATCTCATGGCTGTTGAGGATGCTGGAGAAGTTGCTAAACAACTCCTTCAAAGACCAGGTATCTTTGAACAGATCGGAAAAGATATCAAAAAGGAGGCCGACTACGACTTCAAGTTTCAATGTCGCCGAACATCTAATATGACCAAACCAACAAAAAATCGTAATGGTACCGAGTATCTTCACATTGCCCACACATATCCAAGTGGAGATGGTCACTATGCACTCGCCAGAGTAAATCACGATAATAAGGAAATCAAGTTGTTCAATTCAATGGGAGCGAATCGTACAGAATTCAAGAATGAACTTCGTACGGTCTATGGAAACAGATACACAATAAGAAACAAACAATCTTCATTTCAACCAACAGGTGGATTTGTGAGTACGAATATAGAAAATTACAAACAACTTCTCAAGAACACAAATATTAACATTCGGAACAAGAAAGTTTTAGAAAAGTCGTTTGAGATTTCACAATACGATGAATTGTCACAACACCATTTCTGTTATATTGAAGCTTTTATCGCCATGATGCACGATACATTGGGTACATCCATTGGTCCAAAAGATCCACGAGATCGCCTCACATTCATAAAGAGGGTTGTATGGGCACTTATTCATAAATATACACCACCTTCAAATAGAACTTCACTCAAATGGAAATACTTTGTGACAAACTTTCCATACATCTTACAGATTACAAATATCAACGGTAAAAGATTTAAATTGAATCATGTCGCACAAGTACCAAAGCTTGTTGAAGGTATCAATGTTGAGCGAGTCAGAAAGAGTTTGGCAAAACTTGAACTTCCAGGGGGTATCAACAGCTCGTGGTCCCTCACACAAATTATGAATTGGGCAGGAAGT